GTTCCCGGAGCGGACACCAATCTGGTCTGCATCCTCCTACATGGCATTTATTTGTAATTTTGCAATTTGCCCAATTCTGTAGTTTGCATTTAAAACAATTTTCCGGCATATCCATTACCAATACTGCTTTAGCCATACCATCACACCCCTTCCGGCTTCTCGCACCGCTCATATTCGATAGCATTACTTGCATAACACATACTTTTTATATGCCTCCTGATAAGTAATTCCGTCAATTTCAGCTATCCTGGCAAGTGGAATTGTTTTCGTGATACTCCTATTTCTTGTTTGCTCTTTTCTCGTTACCCATCTGCAATTAGACGGTTCATAATTTCCATCATTGTCGATTCTGTCTATGGTCAACTCGTCACTATAACCATTACCCATCGACCAATCATAAAAATTTCGGAAATCACTATCCCATTCTGGGCAAACACGGATTCCTCTTCCGCCATATCTCTGATAGTCCTTGTTATTCAATCTGGAACACCTGTCTCTCATGCCAGTCCAAATGTTCCAAAGTCTTGATTTTGCCATTCCATGTTTTAAATGCATTGTTGCTTTAACTTCTTTTTCAAGGCAGCCGCAACTTTTAGTTGTTCCGCTTACCAATGAATTCCTCAATATTTCTTTTTCGTTTCCACAATCACATCTGCAAAGCCATATTGATTTTGAACCTTTTCCATTGCCTTTTGTTCCAACCTTTTTTATCGCGGTTAATCGTCCAAATTTCATACCCGCTATATCTTTAGGATATTTCAATATTTACTACCCTCTTTCGCCCGAACCATTTCGGTGTTAAATAATATAGGCTTAATTGCCACCTATCACACCTGCCTTTCTTCTCGTTTCCGCCCTGTGCTTTGCATCATATCTGTTATGGCATCTCTGGCATAACGCTCTAAGATTACTGTAATCGCAATTTTCCGGTGTATGGTCTAAATGCGCTATTGTCAGGACAACTTTTGAGCCATTTTCGCGGATAGCATAATTTTCGATTCCACAAAATTCGCATTTATTGTCTGCCCGTTTAAGGATATCTTTTCGTATGTCTTTCCAGTTTGCCGGATATCTTTTCCGATTTTCTGGTTTAATTGGCATCCGATTCACCTACTTTCTCAAAATAGAACTTAATCGGTTCTCTGTTTTCCTGCACCATGCCATACCGCAAGGCTATATTGTATGTACACACATCCCTTTTTAATCTGTCCGGTATCTTCTGTAGCTGCTTTCTGAATGTCTCTAAATCCATTGTTGACTTATAACGATTGCACGAACCACAGGACGGCATCAGATTGCTTATGTCGTGTACGTCAATTCCGGTAAATTCTTCGGTGTACTCATAATATTTAAGACAATGTAAATGGTCTACGTTAAAGCCTTTTTCTGGTATTTCACAGCCACAGTAAGCGCAATGACCGTTGTATTTTGCATATACTTGTTTTCTTACCGACTTAGGGATTGGCTTACGCATCTACTCCACCACCTTTCACAATCTCGACTGCTTTTTTCAGCACTTCAACAGCTTTTCTTTGCTGAAATTCTTCTGTTATCGTTCCGTTTTTCTTTTCATATTCAATACAACGCGCATGCGTCTGTATCTTCTTTTCCAACTGCTCCACAACCTTGTCCGGGTCATATGCGGTAGGCTCTGTATCAATTACGTTCTGCACGGCTTTCAGTAAATCTTTTGCAAATGCCATAATTACTTCTTCGTTTATATCATTTGCATAATCCAGTCCATGAGTATTCATTAAATCTCGAATAACATCTTCTGTCCCACTTGTTTCCGAAAAGAAAAAATCTTTTACATGATCCGCATCAATTAATCTTCCCATCTACTCCACCTCTTTTCACGATTTCGACTGCTCTTCCAAGACCCCTGTAATGCCAGTCATCATCTTCTGATAATCCATGTTCCTCTGCGTAAATTTCAAAATCCGCATATGACAGTTCCTGTTCGTCTTTTAGCTGCTCCACAACTTTGTCCAAGTCAAAAGCGATCGGCTGTGCATCAATCAGCTCACACAATGCATTAGCCTTATTTACAGAATAACTATTGGCGATAGTCATTCCAGCAATCTGTCTTTTAAACGCATCCACATCAATCAGTCTCATCGTTTAGCCTCCTTTCCCACATTTTAGCGACAATCTCTTTCGTTTTTTCATCTGTCCTTTCATATCCACAGAAATAACATCTCGCTGCATATTCCACACTACTAGATTTTGTCATCCTTGAAAAAATCATGCTGTCTTCCCTAAGTAGCTTTAAATCACTTTGCCTGTATGAAGGATGATATTTCATGATTGGCCGCATAATACCGCCACAAGCCAGACATGGCTTAAGTTCTCTAATTTCCTTACTCACGCTCTTTCCTCCTCAACCATCTCAATATCAGTCTCTTGATCCAGTGC